TTGAACATTTGCATTTGAATTTACCTCTTTAGTTTAAAAAGTTTTGTTTGAATTTATGATTTAAAAATCACTTTTTAGCAACTCTGGTCATTGTCTGAAGGTATCTTTCCATTGTGGAGGATACTGATTTGGACTGATAATCAGTCGCTTCACTCTCTTCAGTCAAGTTTTCAGACTTGCTGGTTGGAGTGCTAGGTTTGCTTGGGAAATAAGATTCCTTAAGCGTTTCTAACTTCTCACGATAGCCGTTTTCACTTTCAAACTCAACATTTTCTACTAGAGTAGCGAGTTTATCCCTTTGTGTCTGTGCTAGACCTTCAGTAACTTCTGAAAAAATTACATCAGCGGTTGACTCAGCCAATCTCTTGTTAAGAGCAACATTTTTATCAATTTGCTCGTTGAGTTTTGACTCCATTTCATCAAGTTTATCTACCATGCTCTCGATGACATCATATTTTTCTTCAGGTATGGATACATAATGATCTTCAAAAAGTTTTTTCATTCCTTCAAGGAATGATTCAGTCATTTCGGTCTTAAGACCTTTCTCGATGGCAAGTTCATTTTCAGATACCCACTCATCAGCGACATACTCAAGATAAGAATCCAATCTATCTTGGAGTTCTTCCTTGATTGCCTTGACTTCCTCTACAAGAGTTTCTTCGTACTGTGCTTTAATAGATTCAGTCATTTCAGTGACTTTAGTTCTAATAGCAGCTTCAAAGATAGTACGTGCTTTCTCTTGAAATTCTTCTGAGAGTTCCTCACCAGCGATAAGTGCATTGAGATCTTCCTCAACATCAATCTTATCTTCGGCAACAACCTCATCTTCTGTGGTTTCTTCTTCAGTTACCACTTCATCCGTTGTAGTTTCTTCTTCAGAAACAACATCTTCAGTAGTCTGCTCATCTTCAGCAACTACATTGCCTTCGACTTCAGTCTCCTCTTCTTTCATGCCTTTTGCACCTTCAGCAGGTTTTGCACCTTTATTAACGATATCCTTAACTTGCTTAAGAGTACTACCAGGTGTTTTTAACTTTGCCGAATCGTCATCGGACTTATAGTTTTCAGGAGTCGGTCCACCTAGATCTTCTACTGATGCACCTGACATTTTTGTCATAGGTTCCGCAGGTTTTGCACCTTTGGTTACTACGTTTTCTTCGATGTTTTCCATGTCTTGTAATTTGCTGCCAACGGACATTTTTATTGATTTGTATTTTAATCTACATTTATTTATAGAACTTATAGATTTGAAAGAAAATCATTGAATAAATTCAATTTGTGTTCTTCTAATCTTTTTTGATCTACTAATGTATTAATTTGTTTTTTTGTTTGAGATGCGAGTTGTTCGCGAAGGATTCCTCCCTCCCAAATCCACTCTTTTCCTTCCATTATTCCCGATACAAAAGCATCAGGTGCTGATGGATCAGCGACAATATCTGCAGCAGTTGCTAACATGAAATCTTCACCTACAACTTTGCATCCATTGCTATCCTCTTTTAGAGAACCAACTCCACGGGATGATACCCCTAAAGTTACACCTTCAGCGATTAAAGATTTTGCGATCTTACCCATAGGTGTTTCTAAAAGTTGTGCTTTGCCTTTAAAATTATTTCCTTCTTGTTTAAGAGAAACAATTTTATGAGAAACACGATCAAGGTTTACTGTTGGTCCTTCAGGATGTCCCAGTTCACCAAGAGCACGACCTTTTTTTACAAAAGATTCATTGTATCTACCAACTTCTTTTGCAAGAGTTTGAACTGGATACATTCTACCATTACGATTTTTAATATCACCTTGTAGGAAAACTCCTTCAATATACATTTTCTTTTTAGCACCTTTTCCTTCGGTGATAAATTTAACGCTTGATATCTCTTCAGTAATGAGTTTCATTTTTTTAATTTGTAAATGCGACTGGGGTTGCTAGAACAGCAGCAGTTGCTGCCACAGCTGCTCCAACTTCTTTTTCAATAACAACAGATGTATTAGCAACTAAAGTTAATGATGCTGGAGTTGCGTTACCAACAGTAACTTTTTCTGTTGCTCCAGTATTAACTAATCTTACTAATCTTGCTGCAGCGACAGTTGCATCACCAACTGCTACTTCTTCACTTAAAGGTTTGATGATCATTCTTCTTCCTCTACCTCTGTTTCAGTTTCTAATTCGTTTTCAGTTTCAACTTCATCTTCATCTTCAACTTGTGGTTCATCAAACATAGAGTTGCTCACACCACTGCGTAGTGCTTCTATTTTTTCTGCAGCTTTCGCATACAGACTATCCTTTATTTCTGAACTAATCTCAGAAGCTTTGGAATCTTGAGCGATCAAATCGATAATATCGGGCATAAAAATTTATATAATGTTATATTTTATTTATATCTCAGCTGATTTGGTATCTTTACTTAACTGTGCGTCAGTGATACCACCATCAATTTCTGGTTCTGTTGGAACATCTCCCAAATCTCCACCACCTTCAAGTGGTTGTCCAGTAATTGGATCAACTGCATTTGGATCTGGAATAATTCCATCCTTAATTTCTTTTTCTATCTGCTCATCAATATCAATAATTTCTTGATCACTTTGTCTAAGAATTTTTTTACGAACATATTCGTTTGAATAATACTTGCCAATATATGGTTCGATTGTGGCAAGAGTTCCTAATCTTTCATTTGTTAATTCAGATTCTTTAAGTTCTGCAAATTGATTATCATATACAAAATCGTATTGTATGTGATCACTTAAAATTTTCCAATCATCAGGTGTAATTACATTTTTCAAAATTAATTGTGTTCGTAACATGTCGTTAAACATATTTGCAAAACGCTTTCTTAAACGACCTACGAATTTTGCAAACTTAAGTTCATCTCTTAATATCTCAGATGAACGACCTAAATTAAATCCACCATCTGCTGCAATTCTTGATTCGGGAACACTTAAAGCACGGTATAATTTTTTCTGGAAATATTCAATATCAGAAAGTTCTCCAAGATTTTGTCCACCAGGTAATGTTGTGATTTCAGTTCCTCTACCACCCTCTCTTCTTGGTAACCAGAAATCTTCCATCATAGACATGAATTTTCTGTCATCTCTAACTTCACCAGTATTAGCATCATAAACTAATTTGTTACGATATCTCATCATAACATCACGAAGATATTGTTCTGCTTTTACTTTTGGAAGATTACCAACATCAATATAAAATATTCTTCTTTCTGGTGCTCTTGATAATCTATAAATTACAAGACTATCTTCAATCATTCTAAGTTGATTGAGTGCCTTAATTGCTTTATGTAAATATGATAAACAAGTTCCTTTATTACGATCAAATAAACCAGATGTTACATATGTGATTGAATCTTTTGCGATTTTAATTGAAGTTTTAGTATTTGCTGATCCACCTAATGATCCAACTGGATAATTTGGTTTTGGTGTATATACATAATACTCTTCTATGTCTGGATATATATCTTTCTCACTACCTTTAAATACATTTGTAAGATCAACACCACCTAAATTTTTGTTCTTCTTTTTTTCTTGACGAACAAATTTCATCTTCATCGGATCGATATATCGAATCTCCTGTATACCATCTTCAGGTTTTTTAGTATCGATAACTTTTAAATAAAATAATCTACCATCAACATACCAATTTCTAAAAATTTCATGGGACTTTTTATCAAAGTCCATCATCTCTTTGATGCCTCTAAATTCTTTTCTTATTGTTTCTTTTACTTTATCACTTGCATTTACATTTGATAATTCAATTTCAACTGGAGAATCATATAAGTCACTAACAATCGCTTCATTAACAACATCTTCGATAGCACCATCACACTCTGGATGAAGTGCCATTTCCCTATATCTACGAATTAAATCATATTCAGTTCTGTATACACCTTCAATATCTACATATTGACCATAAAAACCAGATTGAATATAATAATCAACCCCGTCCTCATTGGATTGAGGAACGGGTGAGACCACTGAATCGGGTTTGCTGTCCGAATCATCAATAGAGAAACCAAAAAGTTTAGGCATAGTATAATTTTTTTCTTATCTTTATTATAGCACTATTTATGCAATTTAGTTAATATCTTCACCGCCAGCGTTAGCACCTACGCCTTTGAGTGCTTCCCACCACTGAACTTGGAATTCAACTGTAAATTCTTCAATAGCATCAGTAGTTTCATATGAAAGATCTATCTGACTTACCTGAGTTGGGAATACATCATGGAACTTATAAGTTCTAAGTGTTGAACCATCACGATCTAATTGATGAACATAAGCATCTGGTTGATAGACTGCAGGATCTTGTTCTCCTGTGTTATCTTCCATCTTATTAATGAGATTCATCCATTTTTCAAAAGCAGAACGAATTGAGAAGTCAACATCATTTAAAACAGTAACTGTCCATGTGTCGAATGTTCTATCACCTGCAATTTTTAAGATCCTACCTCTAAAGTTAACATCAATTGGTGTGATGTTTGAAGCAGGTAAGGCAGCTGCCTTAATTAAGAATCTTGATTTTTCCTTAGTATCATTATCAATCGCTGTTTCATTAGGAAAAGCAATTTCCACCTCAAATAGATTCGGTCTAGTTCCACCACCAGCTAATTTGCTTTTAAACCCAGTGATAGTCCTTAATGGTGGTTTATTAAATTGGGTTGCCATAGTTTTTTATACCTTTAGTTAAACTGTACCGATTACTTCTTCAAATGAGATGCCAGTTCTAGTGGCGACAAATGTAAGACCAATGAAGTTAATTGATCTTGCAGGTTTAACAAAAATGTCTGCTACAAATTCATTATTATCTATAACAGCAGCAGTGTTATTTGTCTCATCACAAACAACTCTGAAGTCTTGAATACCTCTCTTTGCTTGAACATCGCGTAAGAAAGGTTCAACAATATTCACAAAGTTAGTCCTTGTGATCTCATCGTTGAATTCAAACAATTGATCTTTTGCTGCTGCTTCAATTGCATTCTCTATAAAGATGAACAATCTGCGAACATTAATTCGATCAAATGCTGATGCTTTTCCAAATCCAGTTTTATCACCGAATAGGACAATTCCTGCTCCAGGTGAGAAGACTACTGGATTAATTCTATTTGTATAGAGTTTATCTCTTTGTGCTTGACTTGGGTTATATCCAAGTTTAATTGCATTTAAAATAGCACCTCTTGCTGTTCCCGCTGGTGAGAACCATGGGAAATTGTTGATGTCATTTCTTGCACATGTTCCTGCGATATCTCCATTTAATGGAATATACCTAAAGGTATTTCCAAATCTATCAAACATATACTTGAATCCACTATCAAATACCGCATATGTTGATGATGTGATTGGTGCAAAAAAGTCTAGAACATTATTTGTAATGTCGTCTGATGACCTTAATGTCGAACCTGTTATGAATGTTGTTTTGTCTGGTGATATGAACGCTACAGCATCTTTTCTAATTTCAGCAACTGAAATTAATTTATTTGCTAGTGCTTGTGTTTCATTTCTAGTTTTTGCTCCTGATCCCATGATTAGGAAATCAATATCAAATTCATCATTATTTTCAAACAAACCATATCCAGAAGATAAATCTCCCAAACTTGCAGTCAAAGCACCACCAGCAGTTATGTCTTTAGTTCCGTCATAATTTTTACCACCATCTAAAGAATAACCTATGTTACCGTTTGCAGCAAATTTAATATTCTGTGCGTTTTGATCCCATGCTTCATCACTAACTTTTGTAAATCCACTTGAGAATGCTGTTGTAACAGGATTTGTAGGACCACTTAATCCAAAAATATTGTTTGAAGAATTAAGTAAAAACTTTCTCCAATATGAAGTAGATCCAGCAGAAAACTCAGCATCTTTTGCTTTTGATAGGTTTAGATTCTTTTCAAGAATTGTCCCTGCGTTCCCAGTTATGTCTCCATCATCATCAATTACAACAACATGCACCTCATCAAATCTTGAGTTTCTTGCTGCTGCGTATGCTGACGTTCCTGGTCTTTCTGCGATCTGGTTCCAACTGATTGGTACACCATTTGTAGTTGTGATTGTTTGAGAATCAAACCAATCTGATACACTATTTACCGCTACAGTTGCAACTCCAACAGCACTGTTATTAACTGCAGTGATATTGCTAGATGAATTAAATCTATACACACCTGATGCTGAATAATCTATTTCAGTTTCAGTTCCACCTGATGGTGTGTGTGATAAGAATTTGACTGAAATCGTTCCAGTTCCTATGTCAGTTATGATACCTTTGAAAAATCCATCAAGAGATGATGTTGATCCAGAACCTGGTACTGTTCCAGATGCTGTTTGGGTAACTCCAAATCCAACTGACATTCCAGCTGTGTTACCTACTGATAAAACTTGATCAGCAAAAGAATCTATAATCGCAACTTTTAATCCATTTGCCCATGAGCCAGGATTTCTTGCAGCAACTACTGTTCCTGCTAAAGTGTTTTCATCATATCCTTTGTTAATATAGTCATCTACACTATTAATAACCAAAGTGCCCTCATCATCAGTGGCGTTGTTTAAATTAGAACCTGATGCTCTAACTACATTCATCTGTCCACCATATGCTAAGTAGGATGCTGCTACCATCCAGTATTCAACTTGACTATCTGTGTTGTTTGGTTTACCAAAATTATCAATCAAATCCTGCTCATTTTCAATTACAATTGGTAGATTAACAGGTCCTTTTTCAAAAGGTGCTACAATTGCAGCAGTTTTGTCTGTGGCAGAGTCAACTCTACCAATAGTTAAATCAACCTCTCTAACTACAATTCCAGGAGATGCTAAATTTACTGGCATCTTGTACTCTCCG